GTAGTAAATCCGCGATATGTTGTCATAGTTTAGTATTTATTGACTTAAAATGGTCACTGCATAACGCCCGCTGTTAAATGCTTGTGCGCCATTGCCTACATTATAATACCGCCAAGCGTATGCGCCCGACCCACTGGATAGTGTATACTTAGGCTTTGTGCCTGGACCTAATATCCACCCTACATAAATCATTCCAGCTACTATGTCAGCAGTATCTTCTAGTAGTATTGCATCAACAGCCAGTAAGTTATTGTATAAATCATGTATAATTTGATCAGCTAACTGCTCTTGACTGATTGTACTAGATATGAACTCGGACAAATTTGTTACATTATGCAAGTAGTTTGATAACGAAGTGGTATTCTTTCGCTGTGTGGTTTGTTGCCAACAACTTTGATAATTAATACACGCTGTTCCGTATTGATCGTTTGATCCAGCCGCAAGTAAACCATATCGTTCTAGTGTCTTAGTAGAAAACTGATATCTGCCCAACCGATTATCTGTGCCGACTAAACTGTAGTCCCATCCACTTAGATCATACGCAATTTGTGCTTGTAAATTTCTAACTTCTGTTGCAGATAGTTGATTAACATTTGACCAATCGCTAGGAATAGTAGGCGCATCGGGGCGACCCAGCCAGCTAACTGGTAATGGGTTATCAATTGCTATTCCGCTAGCGGCCTGTATTCCTGTTGTCATTAAATGCTTTCTGTTGCTGCTTTAGCAGCTTCTGCGTTTGCATCAAGTGCAGCCTGGAACGTGTCTGGGGAACTTTCCATTACTGCTCCGCCAATGCCTACTCCCAAGCCTGTTAATGCCGCTGTTAAACTTGTTGATGCTTGTGCTCGCTTCCACGGCTCGTGTGCAGGTACTACACCACAAGTAGTTAATATAACATCACCGCCAGCTACCCAGCCTTTACCTTTAACAAATAGTGTGTCTGGTAATACTTTAGGTATAGGTGGGATTACAGGAATAATAATGCTTGGCAAATCTGGGTATGGACTTGGTCCTAGTGGGTTTAACTGTAGCATAGGACCTTGTATTACAACCGATCCGCCAGATCCCACTGTGGTTATTCCTTTGCTTGCCAATGTTGCTTTACCAATTGCTTTTAGATTTAATAATCCGCCAGCAGTTACACTAACAGCACCCATTGAACTTAGGCCAAGAGTCATGTTACTCTTTAACGACATTTGCATCAATGCTTGAGCACTGATAGTGCCTGTACTCTTTAAGCTCAATGCCGCTAGTGGACTGTTCTTAGAACCAAATGCAGTAATACTAATATTTGGTGCACACATACTAATACCAGCATCAGAGTGCATGTTAATGGCGCCCGAGCTACGCATGTTAATGCCTGCGGCAGCATATACGTTAATAGTGCCGTCTGGACTAAACTCCATCCATTGTGCGCCTGTGGCGCTGGCAATGTACAATACCTTTTCTGTATCGTTCATTAAGATTTGATGTCCGCTACTGGTACGCAATCTAATTAATTGATCTGTGCCATCTTCTGCACCGTCATCCATAACAAACTGATGTCCGCCCTGACGATATATAACACCTTCTTTAAGTCCGGGAATTTGATCTGCGTTAGTTGCTTTGCGACCCGGAGTACTAATACCGTATACGTTACTTGGGGTTTCACGCATACTACTAGAACTAATGGCACCTCGTATAGGATCTCTATCTAAGCCTTGTACAATTAGCTTTGATGTTTGCACATCGTGTGCCCAGCGTGGGGATTTTACTAAGCCATCAGAGCTAAATGATCCAGGATTTTTAGTATTATATTCTGTTACAGGAACTACGCTGTCACTGCCTAAGAATGGAGCAACCGAAGGTGATACCTGTGTATCAGAGCTACCACCAATATCGCGGCCCATACCAGGAACCATGTGATGATTTGGGCTGTCGTAAACACAAGCAAACCAGTAACCGCGACTGCGATCACCATTGATAAAAGTTACTAATACTTTACAGCCAATGTCAGGCGGAACCATCCACATGCCATAACTTTGTCCGCTAGTAGCCGACGAGTCTGGCAATGCTTGCTGACCTGTGCCAAATGTAGTTCCGTAAAACGGACTAGCATAACTTACTTTAAGTTGATTTTTATCATCGGGAAATGCGCCACCGGTGTCTACTAGTGTTACTTCCAATTGGCCCATGCGAGTGCCAGGCACGTGTGCCACTACTATTGCTTCAAATGGCCCAGAGCTAGCAGCATTACCAGATTTTTTAGCATTTACAACTGACGTCGGATCTGGTCCTGTACGTATGCTTTGATTACTTTCACCCATTTAATTGATTTCCTATGTTCTTCCCGGAGTTACAGTTTGTGATGTGCCGTTACCAACAATAGCATTAGTTCCTGTTTCTGCAATAGCTTTGTCTTGTACGTTTCCAACTGCTCCTCGTTGTGCAGCTTTAGTAGAAGAGAAAAATTCTATATAGTCAGTATTGATATATCTGGCTAGGTGTAACACTTGCTCAAATTTACCAGCATTAAATGTGCTTTCTACTCTTGTAATTGTATATGCGCCACTAAACAAACTAGTCATTGTATTTGGTGCAGGAAATGCTAAGCCGTTATTATAATAGTCAGTGTCAATATCAATTGGAGTATTAATTATTAATTGTACAACCAATTCAGCATTGTCCATACGCAGATGGCCATATTTTTTAACAAAATCAAATTGACTAATCCGAGAGTTATACGATGTACTCTTAGTTGGACTTGGTACGTACAGCCAATCGTCTTGTTTAAGTAAAGTAGGGTCGCCTACTATAGTTAGCTTAACTGCTACCATGTCTCCATTGACACCGCTGTATGCCGATTTGAGTACGTCTGCTGCAACTTGAGCAGAAGGGCGTGTACCATTTAACATACTAGTGTTGTTAACGTCTCCGTTAATATGTTTAATACGCATTTGTCCCAGGGTTTTAACTGCCGACAACGGAGTAATTGCACCCGACAGTACTTCCGGTGTGAATGCTACAGTTTTAGCACTAATTAATTTATTTTCGTCGCCAGTGGCTGCCGAACTTTGACTAGCAGCAATTTGTCTATTATAAGTGTTAATTGCTGTGTAGTACGTAGTATCAAAATTAATTTTAAGATCAACAATGTCTGTATTTTTACCAGTGTACAAGTAATTGTAATACTTAACTACCCACGGACGAGTATCTGGAATAGTGCCTTTCATTGAAGGATGAGAACCCTTCCATGATGTATATTGATGGACAACATAAGTGAATGACATTGGTCTGCGAGATTTAGTCTTATCGTACACACCCGATTGTATTGCTCCGCTATAGTCAACCCCTTCGTACAATGTTTTTACTACTGTCTTAAACAAGTTAGTAGGGTCTGTTTGATTTCCATTATTATTGGCTTTTTCTAACCCAAGCTGTGTATTAATTAGCCAATCCGATTGCACTATTACTCTAGCAATTAAATCCATTACCGAAGTACCTTTTGGTATGCTCCAGGTTAGCTTATCCAATACTAAATTAGAATCCTTAGTGCTTGCCCATGTAAGTGGTGCTTCGTTTTTATTAACGATCGACGAAGAGGAAATAGCATCATCTATGTCAAAATAAACAGCGTCAGCATATTGATATCTACCAGTTAATACTTCTGTTGTATAGTATCTATTCCACTGGTTTTTAAATTCTGTAAAAAATTCAGCTACTGTTCCAGCTGTTACAGTAAAATCAGCTGGAGTAGTTGTGTGTTCGTTGCGTTGCCCTATATGAGTTGATGGCGCAAATTGTATTTTGTACTCTGCACCTTTGGCAGATACTGCCACTTTCATGCTTAGTATCGAAATAGGATAACGTTTTCTGTACAGAGCAGTTTCACTGTCTGGTATTGGTTGACCGTTATCGTCAAATCCTTTAAAATCAATTTGTAATAAAAATGGTTGCTGAGTATAGTTAATATATTTCTTTTGCACCGGATCCCAACTCGCATCAGCTAATGTATCAATAAATGTAACACCATATGGCTCAACTACAGTCATTGATCCTGTGGCGAGATTGGTGTGTTTACTAACTTGATTGAGGCCAATCAGCGTTGACAACTGCACTTCCTGCAATTGATAATTTAAGCCATACTGACTAGGTAGTCTACGATCAGTAAATCGACCTCCGTCTTCGGCTACTACATAACTTAGCGGCCCAAGTTGATATGCTTGTGCAGCATCAACATCGTCACATGCCATTAGATTGTTTTTGTCGCCAATATCAAGCCACCATAAACTCCATGAGTAGGTCCAGGATGCATAATTGTGCATTGGGTTAGGAACCGCAGGGGTAGCTAGAGGAATTTTATTTCCCTTATCTTGACCAGTAGATCCAACACCATTGATGTTTACTGGTCCAGGATCAATGGCTGTAGTGTTTGCCATTTAGTTAAATTCCGATTGCTTGTTGAAGGGTAGCTTTAGTTGGTACATATATAACAACACCAGGTCTGAAATTTAGCAACGGATCTTTTAGTGTGTCGGGATTTCTAACCGCAAATACCCACCATAAGTTACTGTCTTGATATAAATCGTGTGCTAGCAAATCTGGACGTAAATTATATGCAGAGTCGATTTGATATATTGCATCTGTTACCGCTGCCGGTATTGTTTTGCCTGCCCATACATCAAGGTATTGGCCCCAGGTGCTAGTGCCATAATATGGACTTGATTTAGAATATGTAGCTGACATTATAGGAATCCGCCGTTAGTACGATTGGCGCTAACAACATTCTTAGCGCCTTGTGTTGCTCCAAATACAGTATTTGGTCTGCCGCTTGCACCCGGGTTAATTAATGCCCCTGCTGCAAAGTCAGTGAGACTAAATCCTCGACTTTGTGCATAACGACTGTATACCGGTTGTAGTGTTAATGTAATAGAACTTGTTGTTGGCAAGCGTGTACTGTTTAATCTATAGTTAGTAAACTGCGGATTGTATCCTGTGTTAGTAGCACGTGGCTCTGGGATATCCATGTAGTCAACATCCGACGGCATAGTATGAGCAAAGCTAGTTACCAAGCAAGGAACGTTAGGGAAATAGTATTGTCCATAACCGTTTAAGTAAACCAACGGAGGAGGGTTGCCTGCTAACGGATCTTGTCCGTAAAACATTTTTGTAATCGATCTAAAGAAGTAAATTGTAGCCAATAAGTATTGACCTTCGTTAACACTTTGTACAGTAAAATCTGTAGTCAATTGGATTGCTTGTACTTCGGAGTTGTCGTAGTAATATTGTGCATAGTTACTATGAGTTAATTTTTGTGGAGTATAGTTAGCCGTATGTTGTACAGTAATCTGCGGAGTATATGGAAATACTACACCAATACGTTGTGTGCCGCCACCAGCAAAGATATTAGAAATTGCGCCAGCTACTGCATTTACAGATCCTAACCCAGCTTCTCTAACCAATGGGCTTAATAATACGTTGCTAGGATCGTTGTAGAAATAGTTGCTACCCGGGGCTAATCCAACACGCACACGCCAGTCTAGTGCAGCGTCTGGGAATATAAAACGTGGAGCAGGTCCTACTGTTTTATTGCTATATTGGAACATATCTGCTACGTTTTGTCTATTGCTAGCTGGGCTTAAGCCAACAGAACCTAATAGGCTAGACCCAATGGCAGAGCCAATTGAGTTATTACTGCCGCCTGCTGGGCCTGGTAATGATGCATTAGGTAAAACTGGCATAATATGTCCTGTGTTATACTGTATTTATTACCCGCAATTATAGGCTAATATAATGTTTGGACTATTTTCATAAAAAGGTTGACACAGCCAAATTAAATATGTTAGTATGTGCTAACTTTAAAGGAAACGCAGGTGCGCCATAACTATCTTAATAATAAAGACATTCTAAAAGAAATCCACAAAAGCAAAACAACTTACTGTTGTTTTCCAAATCTAGAAGATGCTGCATATGACATGATCTTGCTAGATGTTAGTAAAATTAACAAAAAGAACATTTTACAAGCACGTAAAGATCGTGCAGAACGTTTGACTAAACTAGCACACGAGGCCGCTGTGGCCGCAGATGGTGTTAAACGTAAAATGGACGAGTTTGAAGTCAAGCTCAAAGAAGTCAAAGATACCGATGTAGTATTCCGTGTAATGACGTGGGAACATATTCCAGTCGACGATGTTAAAAGTCGCAAGGCCGCAGTTAAGGCAATGGAAGAAGATGGCCTGGTGCGCTCAGAATACGACGATGATGAGCTAGACATTGCAGGTAATACAAAATACGTTAAATGTAACTTTCCTCCGTTTTTTCATTATAAAGTCAATGAAGAAGGTGAGCCGTATGTTGTGGGCAAGAGCCATTGGCAAGGTACACTTAAAAAGGGACACTTTAGTCGCGAACACGGCAAGATGACTCCTAAGCTAGCTCATATGTTTATTAAACTATGCGAACGCTATGCTACACGCTCTAACTGGAGAGGATATACTTACAATGACGAAATGCGATCACAGGCACTACTACAGCTATCTCAAATTGGACTTCAGTTTGATGAAGCGAAAAGTCAAAATCCGTTTGCCTATTATACTGCTGCTATCACCAATTCATTTACTCGGGTACTTAATATCGAAAAGCGTAATCAAAATTTGCGAGACGATATCCTCGAAATGAACAACTTAACTCCATCCTATACACGCCAGGGTATGAAAATTTCTACTAGTTCTGGTGGTAGCGATGGCGGCTACGATGATTGAACGAATTAGTATTTGATCTTTTCCTTTTAATAGTGTATAGTCGTAGCTATGACTAATCTATTTAAAAAGGCCGCGGTCTTTACCGATATACACTTTGGACTAAAATCAAACAGTCAACTACACAACGATGACTGTTTGAACTTTGTTAAATGGGCTACCCAGAAAGCCAAAGAAGAAGGATGCGAGACTTGCATCTTTACTGGCGACTGGCACAATAATCGTGCTAGTATTAATATTCTCACACTTCAATACAGTCTACAAGCACTGGAGCATTTAAATGCCAACTTTGAAAACACTTACTTCATTCCGGGCAACCATGATTTGTATTATCGCGATAAACGTGATGTACAATCTGTGGAGTGGGCCAAACACCTCAGTAACATTCACATTTGTAACGATTGGACTACTATGGGCGATGTTACTATTGCTCCTTGGCTCGTGGGCGATGACCATAAGAAGCTTAAAAAGCTAAAAGGCAAATATATGTTCGGGCACTTCGAGTTGCCTGGATATATGATGAACGCTATGGTTGCTATGCCCGATCACGGCGAGATGTCTGCAGATTCGTTACTAGGCTTTGAACATGTTTACTCAGGGCACTTCCATAAACGACAAACTAAAGGCAATGTTACTTACTTAGGCAATTGCTTCCCGCATAACTACGCAGATGCAGGCGATGACGATCGTGGTCTAATGATTTTAGAATGGGACAAGCCGCCTGTATATCACGCATGGCCGGATCAACCGTTATATCGTGTGTTTAACTTGTCGGACGTACTTAAACATACCGAAGTTATGCTTAAACCTAACATGCATGTACGTGTCAATTTAGACATTGATATTAGCTACGAAGAAGCTACGTTTATCAAAGAAACATTCATTGATACTTACAAACTTAGAGAGATTACAATTATCCCAGCTAAGGTTACAGACTTAACCGATTACGAAATACAAGGCAACATTGAATTTGAAAGCGTCGATCAAATTGTATTCGGGCAGTTAAGCACAATTGACAGCGAACAATTTAACAAAAATCTATTGTTAGACATTTACAGAAATCTATAGTGTATAAACTTGAGGACATACGCAGATTAGAAATTGAGCCCACAAACACTTGCCAGGCTCGCTGTCCTCAATGTCTACGCACTCCCACAGATGGTAGCGTAAACAAGACATTAAACAACGAACTAACTTTAGATTTACTTAAAGAACGTATTCCTGCTAGCTTTTGGGCTAACTTAACCAGCATTAACTTTAATGGCAGCACCGGCGACTGCATGGCGCATAAAAGTATTCGTAACCTTGTAGAATACATGAAGCTACACAGCACAGCGCCTATTGTAATGCACACCAATGGTGGACTAGGATCAACTAGCACATGGACTGATTTAGCTATGTTGCTAGGGCCAGAAGATAAAGTTATATTTGGCATAGATGGCTTAGCTGATACTAGCCCACTATACAGAATTGGCGTCGACTTTGACCTAGCCGTTAAGAATGCACAAACATTTATACTTGCTGGCGGTTATGCAGAATGGCAATATATTGTTTTTAAACATAATCAACATCAAGTTGAAGAGGCTAGACAATTAAGCCGGGATCTAGGATTTGCACACTTTTGGTTGCGTAGCTCGGGCCGTTTTACCAATAGCGGATACCAAGACGTTTATGCCAACGGTGTAGTTACTCATCGCTTAGAGCCCGCAGATATTAAACTTAATTTTGTCGAAGCAGAACTAGAATATAAAAAGAATATTAGTACTACTGCTATTGACTGTGAAGCAATCAATACTAAATGGATATCTATCTATGCTGACGGAACTGTGTGGCCCTGTTGCCATTTAATGGGATGGCATCGTGCCCACGACTTTAGCATTTCCAATTTAGTTAATAAAAAATTAAATGATGTCATTGGCGACTATAAAAAAATTAATTTACACTACAACGACCTCAAAGATATCATCAACAGCGATGTTTTTCAAGTTAAGTATCCTGAAAACTTTGCTAGTAATCAACCCAACCCTATTTGCGTAAGCAACTGTAGACGCTGTGAATAAAGAACAATTACGTGCCAATTTAGAACTAGACTACAAGTTAGTAGCTTTTGTTGACTTTGCTGACGTTAGCCACACACCAACAGCAGCCTATAAGCTACTAGAAAGTGTACGCAAAGATGTATTTGCTGACTATGAGCGTATTGTGTTTTATGGTAACTACCCGGACATAGAATTAGTTAACCACGTTGCTCGTGCTAGAGAATTACTAGACATTGGCGAGTATTTTTGTATTTGGCAAAACGAGATAACAGATGCAGGTGTACCGGGAACAGGATATCGCGTTAGCCAAGATACTTTTTGTCCGTTACTATGGAGCCATTTAGAAGTTAGACACACAGGCAACGTACACCCTTGTTGTGTTAGCGCAGACTATTTAGGCAATGCTAACGAAAGCACCCTAACAGAAATATTCCACAGCGACGCTATCAATCAAGTAAGAACCCAACTACTCAACGGAGTACGTGCCAAAGGCTGTGAGCATTGTTGGCGCATAGAAGATCAGGGGCTAACCAGTAATCGTCAATGGCACGTAAGTAAAAATGCCGAAGAGTTTTATGCCACATGGTACGATAGCCTAGCCATACGTAGCTTAGACTTAAAGCCTGGTAATGTATGTAACTTTAAATGTCGTACCTGTAATCCCACTAGCAGTAGTTTAGTAGCTGACGAGTATAGACAAATACAAATTAAGTCCGGTGTTATTGCCCCTGTTGTTGGCAATCGTTGGGATGGATATAATGAATATACTTGGGCAGAGTTAGATAAACTATTGCCCACAATAGAAAACTTAGACTTTTACGGCGGCGAACCATTTTTACTCAAAGAGTTAAAAACGTTTTTGCGTAGTGCTGTTGAGAATGATCATGCCAAACACATAAGGATACACGTTAATACAAACGGTAGTATATATCCCGAAGATTTAATTGATACGTTGTTACAGTTTAAAGAAATTGATATTGCCGTAAGCATTGATAACATTGGTGCACGGTTTGAATTAGAGCGCGGCGGTAGTTGGACTGAAGTCGAACGCAATATACTCAAATTTAAAGAGTTATCTAGTAATATCAATTTGTGTGTTATGCCCACAGTTAATATACAAAATGTCTACTACCTAGATGAGTTAATTGCCTGGGCCAACCAAATTGGTGTTCGTTATGTATTAAACTTCCTAGATGAACCAAAGTATTTTAATATTGATCGTATGACTCCAGCAGCAAAGCAGTTAGTTGCCAACAAGTATGCCAACTCTCCAGTTAAGGAGTTACGCAACATAGCCGAACAAGTAGCTAACTCTGAAGGTAGCGATGGGTCAGAGTTCGTAAGACGTGTACGTAGGTTTGATTCTATTAGGGATCAAGACTTCGGTACAACCCATAAGGAAATTGCCCAAGCGATGGGATTTAATTTGATTTCTCAACAACAAGTATAGTATAATAGCCAAATATGTTTAAAATAAAAGATCTAACCGTTAAGAATTTTATGAGTGTGGGTAATACTACACAAGCAGTCAACTTTGATCGCCAGGACTTAACATTAGTCTTAGGTGAAAACTTAGACTTAGGCGGAGACGACTCCGGTGCACGTAACGGTACAGGTAAAACTACAATTATTAATGCACTAAGCTATGCCCTGTACGGTAACGCACTCACTAACATCAAGAAAGATAACTTAATCAATAAGACTAACCAAAAGAACATGATGGTTTGTATTGATTTTGAAAAAGACGGACAAAGTTATCGCATCGAGCGTGGGCGTAAGCCAAACGTAATGAAATTCTTTGTTGGCGATGCTGAACAAGAAATTACCGATGATGCACAAGGTGATAGCCGCGAAACACAAGCAGAAATAGAACGTATGCTTGGTATGAGCCACGATATGTTTAAGCATATCGTGGCACTGAACACCTACACAGAACCGTTCCTTGCACTCAAAGCAAACGATCAGCGTACTATCATTGAACAGTTGCTTGGTATTACATTGCTTAGTGAAAAGGCCGATAAGTTAAAAGAGCTTAATAAAGAAACCAAAGACGCTATTACAGCCGAAGAGTTTCGCATCAAGGCTGTTACTGATGCTAACAAACGAATTGAAGAACAAATTGAAGCATTGAAACGCAGACAAACATTGTGGATAAACAAACATGCAGAAGAGACGCAAAAGCTACAGGTCGGAATTGAAGAGCTACAGAAAATCGACATCAAGGCCGAGATTCAGGCACACCAAGCGTTCAAGGTTTGGGATCAAACTCGAAAGGATCTCAATGAACTATCATCGGCGATTAGCCGTACCAAATTGGACATTAATCGCGAAGAAAAGACTATTAGCAAGATATCAGCAGAAATCGTTTCGTTGGAAAATCATACGTGTCATACCTGTGGACAGGACTTTCACGACGAAAAGCACCAATCTGTATTGGGATCAAAGCAGAGAGAACTATCGGCAGCTATACAGCTTAAGGAAGAACATGCTACCCTCCTGGCTGAACTACAGTCAACTCACGATGGGCTGGGCAAACTAGGACCCAAGCCCGAAACGTTCTACGATAAAGAATCAGATGCTATTCATCATCAAGCTAGTGTAGACAACTTAATTAAACAGTTAGAAACTAAGCTCATTGAGCAAGACCCTTACGCAGAACAAATTGTAGAAATGACCGAGCAAGGCTTAGAAGAAGTCAGTTACGATACTATTAACGAGCTTACTAATATTAAAGATCACCAAGAGTTCTTGCTTAAACTATTAACAAACAAAGATTCATTTATTCGTAAACGTATTATTGATCAGAATTTAAGTTATTTAAACGCCCGCTTGGGACAATACCTAGATCGTATTGGATTACCACACACAGTTAAGTTTAACAATGACTTATCTGTATCCATTACTGAGCTAGGTAGAGATTTAGACTTTGACAACTTGTCTAGGGGTGAACGTAACAGACTTATTTTAAGTTTGTCGTGGAGCTTCCGTGATGTTTGGGAAAGTCTATATCAACCCATTAACTTGTTATTCATTGATGAGTTAGTAGACAGCGGTATGGATAGTTCTGGAGTTGAAAATTCCTTGGCTATCCTGAAAAAGATGAGTCGTGAAAGTAATAAGAGCATTTGGTTAGTTTCACACAAAGATGAATTAGCAGGTCGTGTAAACAATACACTCCACGTAGTTAAAGAAAATGGGTTCACAAGTTATAACACCGATATCGACATCGTTTAACTTAGACATAGTTCAAGTTGAATTAAGCTCAAAGTGTACACTAAAATGTCCACGTTGCCCTCGCACGGAGTTAAAGCTACCTTACTTGAATCAAGAGATTACATTAAAAGAGTTTGTTAAGATCTTTACTCCTGCGGTACTAAGTCAAATTAAGTATTTGCTGTTCTGTGGGCACACAGGCGATCCTATATATGCAAAAGACTTCTTAGAAATTGTTGATTATGTTAAAACAAATTCAACAACACGCTTAGAAATTGTTACCAATGGTAGTTATAAAGATGCCGAGTGGTGGAACTTATTAGGTTGCATGCTAGATGAAGATGACGGAGTAGTGTTTAGCATAGATGGCTGGGACGATAAGTCTAACAACCGGTACAGAGTTAACAGCGATTGGGATAGTATACAGTTGGGAATTAAAACATTAGGCGAAGCTAGTCCTTGTTATATTAACTGGAGTACTATATACTTTAACTTTAATCAAGATAAGATTGAAACTATTGCAAAGTTAGCAGAACGAGCCGGATGCGATACATTCCAGCTTGTTAAGAGTGCTAAGTTTGATGGACGTTATCTAGTCAGAGGCATAGATCCACTAAAGCCTACAGAAGATTTTGTATCAGAAGATAATAACTACCGGCGTGAAAAGCAAGTATTTGGCAGGGACGATCCATTTACAATAGAACAGACTAAAACAGCACACCCTTACGCTAAATGCATGAACGGTGCTAAAGAATTAAACATAACTGTAGAAGGTTATGTATATCCATGTGGTTGGTTTAACACGGGCTATCAAGAGAATGCGTTTGCTGAGAAATATAAAAATAAAATTAACGCAAAGACACGCAGTCTTAAAGATATATTAGAAGATCCTGTATGGGATGAACTAACCAAAGAATTTAACTTAGAGATTTGTAATATAAAATGCCGCAACTGCAAGTAAAAGATGTATTCTGTAACATTCCCTGGACCGAAGTCCATATTAATGCTGACGGTACATACCATACCTGCGGTAGTCAACCTAATCCGATGAGTTTAACTCTCAAAGGACAGATTTATAATGTACACAATATGCCCATCAATGAATGGATTAAAAGCGATTATCAATGTGCGGCTAGAAAAAACAAAGTCAGAGGTATTAGCGAACCCTTATGCGGACAATGCTATGCTGAAGATGCTATGGGTTCTAGTAGCAAGCGAGTTAAAGAAAATTTAAAAAGCGGTATTAGTCAGTTAAACTTTGTAGAAGATTACCAAAATAGTTTCGATCGCAAGTATTTTGATTATTCAGATAGAAATCATGGCATGACTGATATGACTCCTTATAGTTTTCATATGAGTCTAGGCAATGAGTGCAATTTAGCATGTAAGATGTGTGGGCCAACTGCTAGCAGTAGAATAGCAGTAAAAGAAATACAATCAGGAACATACCATGGCCCAGCACGTATGAACTGGACTACCGATCAAGAAGCATGGGACGATGTAGTTGACTTTATTTGCAATACTCGAGTATTAAAGTTTGTGCATATCATTGGCGGTGAGCCATTAATGAATCCAAAATTTGAAGAATTAGTAGATCGTTTAATTGCAGCAGGTAAAACAGACATCTATTTTGGGTTTACAACAAACGGCACCACCGTTAACATTCCGCTATTAGAAAAATTACAAGCATTTCGTCACGTAGACATAGGTATTAGTATAGAGACTATTGGCGACCTTAACGACGCTATCCGTGACGGTTCTAGCACAGAAACTGTACTGAATAACATCGATATCTACTTAAAATATAGGTCAGAGAGTCATGTTTATGTAACTGTACGTCCTGTACCTAGTGCGCTAAGTGTACACACATTAGATGAATTGTATCGATGGTGCATAAGCCGCAAAGTGGATGTACTAACCAACATGCTCACATTCCCCGAGTATCAACAAATTAAAAACCTACCAGAAGAAATTAAAGCCAAATTATTAGGACAATACTCTGCGTGGGAGTATAGTGAACCTATGCCCGGTACTAGTGATCCTAGAGACCCTAATAGATTTAAAGAACATATTGACAGCGAAGTACGTGCTATTGTAAATTGTTTACAAGAGCCAGCAGATACAGCATTAACAAAAGAGTTATATAGTAAATTAACAACATGGGGGTGGTTGTCTAATCCAAAGTTAAAGAAATATTTTGAAATTTAGACAAAGATGATAACTACTATGCATGTCATGGATTTACGAAAATACTCAAGTAGAAACTTTACCCGAAGATTGTGTCGGATTTGTTTATTTAATAACAAATAACTTATCTGGCAGGAAGTATATTGGCAAAAAACTTGCAAAATTTAGCAAAACAACGTATAAAGTAGTTAAGTTAAAGAACGGTAAGAAGAAGCGTAAGAAGATTAAGGGTAAGATTGATTCGGATTGGATGACTTATTATGGCTCCAGTCCAGATTTAACAAAAGATGTAGTTGCACTTGGAGTAGAAAACTTTAGTAGAGAAATACTTTATTATTGTAAGAGTAAATCTGAGTGTAGTTATATCGAGGCGAGAGAACAATTTGCTCGCAGAGTTTTAGAAACTACAGATTATTATAACGGACACATACAAGTCCGTGTACATGGCTCACATATTATCAACAAGATTTAATCCGTAGACACAAAGTCTAGTCGCAGTAACAATCACTTTTATTATGGTACAGCACTCTGTTTGGTCGAGGTAGCTCGACTCCCGTTGCGAATTGGTGGAATACCCAATTTAGATGTGCTCGGGTGTGCAAGGATAATGCTAACTTAAGGCAAAAAATGGTCGGGGCCATGTGAAAAAGATACAACCCCAGCTTATAGGACTTCGATTCGTTATGGGGTTACTAGGGTTCCGTTGATATGTGAAGCTAGAGTAAGGGGTACCGGTCAACCGCCTCTGTGTATGTAAATACAATCTCTTTATAATGAATGACTGTGCTACTCAGATAATGCTCAATCATGTTCACCGTTTATACGGTGAATTATGACCAATTAATCTAGATAATACGAAACAACATCAAAGAAGAAAAACATTGCTGAGCTTTAGCGAAAGCAATAGATTAGCTTCGCTAATCTTGATACTGTTAAAAGAAAGGTAATCCAGATTCTTTAGTAGTTTCCATATGTTCTTTGATGATAGCACCAATCATTTCTCTTTCAGTCTGACTTAGTAACATTGCTTCTTCGTAACTAACCCCACCTCTCATGTACCAGGTAAATTTTAGAGCTTCGCTTCTAATGGCTTTTGTCTCTTTGTCTAGTTCTTCAATGAACTCAACAACCTGCTCTCTATCGAGTTGCAAAAGCCTTAGGCGAAAAAATTAGCGTAATCGAAATTTAATGGAATATCATATTCATGACTACATGCTTTACATGCAACGTGAATAGGTTTGATTGCTGCTTGGGTATTGATATTTGCTAAACGTTCTTGTATTTGGCGCATAACTTTATAGTCGGCCATATTGTAGTATTCTTTGATAAAATCAGAATCGGCAACTACAGTACCGTCTTCGGTGATAATTTCCTGGGTACTATTTGCACATACATTAATGTTTAAATCTATTAGACGTTGCAAGTACTCATCAGTTTTAGTTTTCTTTTCATCATCTGTTAACGTAGAGTCGTTGATAGTTCTTAGAATTTGTTGTTCTGTAAATGTTAACTGATTAGTTTTATTGATTTCAAAGTATGGCTGTGGGCGTAAACGAATTTTGAGCCCATCAAACTCTAATAAAGTGCTATAGTCTGGCATAGCGATTTGCCCTACTAGATTACTAATATCTAACGTAAAATTGCTCTCTTCCTTACATGCAGGGCAATTGGTATCAAAGTCCATATTAGCACCGTAGCTAGCAATGCGGATGTTTAATAATATAGCATCAACGTCAATACTAGGCATTAGCCATGCATTTTTAATGTTTGGACAACAGCTCTGGATAATATCTACAACTCCTTGCCCATTTAGTAGTGCGTCTGGTGTGCGTAGCGTAATTTCGTCGCGAGCAGTCATTGGATACACTGGAATTTCCCCTGTTACGGGTAATTCTAATGCGCCCTCAGGCCAATATTTCCCATTACTAGGTAATTTGATATAAATTGCAGGCTGTCTAAAGTGTTTAGCTAGCGGATTGTTTGATTGAACCATTTTTTTATCCCATAAATATAGTTGAGTACCTGTATATTTATTGGTAAAAATATGACCCCAGAAGAAAATGCACAACAAGAGTCGCTAAAGAAACAAACAGACGGACAAGACGCGGCTGCTAAAATGACCAAGCGTTTAATGGACGCAATGGAAGACCTAGAGGATCCTGTTAAAAGACAGGCCCGACTTACTGCTGAAACAAACAAAGGATTCCTTGGATTAGACCGTGCTATTAAGTCTGGGCGTACACGCTGGATTGATGCAACTGATGATATTAGAAAACTAGCAGAGCAGATTGAAGAAGTTACTGATGCTAGTAAAAAAGCAGAACTAGAAGAAAAACTACAAACTGCTCGTAGTAATGCAAAAGCCGCACAGCGCGATAAGTTCTTACTTGACAGTTTTGGTGAATTAGCCAAAGGTGTTTTCAATGCTGGCGTAGGTATTACTAAAAGCGTTGTAAACAGTTATCAAAGCGGTGCTAGTGCGTTCCAAACATTTGGTGATGCAGGTATTGCAGCAATTAGTGCTAGTCAACAAACCGCTGCTGGCGTATCTGCTGCTGGAGCATCGTTTGCAGGTGCAATGGCGCTATTAGCGCCTGAGACAGCAGGACTATCGTTAGCATTTGGTGCATTAGTTGGAGTTGCTAATGCGTTGTACCAAGGTATGTCAGAGCTAACAAAAGCTGGTGTACAAGTAGCAGTTAAGGAAATTGAGAATACCGCTAAAGCATATAATAGTGCTGCCAATGCTGGCGCAATATTTACAGACGGTATTATGAGCATTAGATCAGGGTCTATAGAAGCCGGACTTACTATGGCCCAGCTTAGTAAAGTTATTAACGAACAAAGTCAACAATTAGCTGATTTTGGTGGTAACGCAATGCGAGGAGTTGACGCATTTAAGAAAATTAGTAAACAATTAATGAGTAACGATGGTGTTGTTGCTGGGTTAATTGGGCTAGGTTATGGCGTTCAGGACATGGCCGATGGCATGGCTAACTATATGGCCATTGTAGGATCTGTTAGTTCTAAACAGCGAGTAGATTATAATAATTTGGCATTGGAGTCAGCCAAATATTTGGAAAACTTACGTTTAATATCTGCGTTCACAGGCAACGATGCTAAAAAGGCGCAACAAGCAGCTGAAGCATCTGCACGTGAAGCATCAGTAGATGCACGTATTCGCGAAGAAACTGCAAAAGGCAACGAACATATTGCAGCTAATTATAGGTTAATGATAGCATCGTTACCTACCCAGGCTGAGCGTGATGCCTATGCCGATTCGTTTGGTATGTATGGGGCAATGACTGAGAAGAGCGCATTGTATATGAGCCAAACTGGTACGTCGTTGCAAGACATGCAGACTAATATTAACAATCTATTAGATCCAACAAAAAAACAAGGCGACGCATTAAAAGCGCAACTAAACTTACAAAAAGAACATGCCGGTGTTATTCAGCAAGAAATACAATCAACCCAGGGCACAATAGGTATTGCCGGAAAATTTGATAGCACTCTCAGAGAGTTGGGAGTAAGTCAACAACAAGCAAATGAGTTTTATACAAAACTTGCAAAAGGCGATTCTCCTGAAAAAATCTTAGCAGAAATGGGCAAACTTAAAGAAGCCGCTGCTGACCAAACTACTGCAACTGGCAAATATGCTAAAACTATCCAAGAAGGCCAAGCATTAAATTTAAAAGTTCAACAAGCACTTGATCCGGTTATTTTACAGTTTGAAAATTTTGCATCACTAACTAAAGATATTATAAAAAATATCAGAGACTCCCTTAAGGCAGCAGGATTTAAGTTAAATGCAGAACCACAACAACAAAAAGAAATTACACGCCCAGACGGTACAAAGTTTAAACCGTATGAGCAAACACAGCCACCCGGTGGCGGCCCTATATCCGGTAGCAACAAACCCGCTGTACAATTACCAAAAGGAACAGTTACTCCAGAGTTAACTGATTTGCTAACGAATCCAGTTTTTGCAAACTTAGTAAAAACTTCATTGAATGACAGTAATGCACACTCTGGTACATCAAAACATTACGAAGGTAAAGCAGCAGACTTTAGTGTTAAAGGACTAACTGTAGACCAGGTTGTTTCAAAATTAACTGCAATTAAAGGCACTCCCGGCGTAGCAGATGTATGGGCTGAAGATACTAGCCCGGACACAGATTGGGCTAAATCTATTACTGCTGCTGGTGGCAAAGTTGGCCCATACAAAGGTACAGCCCCGCATATACACATGCAAATGCTGGCTAAAGGTGGTATTACAGACGGTCCAAGTATTGCTGGCGAAGCAGGGCCAGAGGCAGTAGTTCCGCTACCAGACGGTCGCAACATACCTGTAAAAGTAGATATGGGCGACATGCTATCCAAATTGGACCAAATGATTAAGATACTAGGTGATCAACATGACACTTCGGAAAAGATCTTACAGTCCTCGCTATAACATATAATAAATATAGCATACGAGAGAACATATATGGCCGGTTGGAAAAAATATTTTAAAACAAGTAACTTACCTAGTAATGTAAGCCCATTGGGTGCTGGACGTGCTCCAGACCCTGGGTTCCGTAACTATCAAAGTCAATTACCCGAAGTTTACACAGGGCAACCAAACCGTGTTGAGCGTTATAACCAATACGAACAAATGGATATGGACTCTGAAGTTAACGCTGCATTGGATATTTTAGCCGAGTTCTGCTCACAAAAGAACGAAGAGAATCACACAGCATTTACTGTTAAATTTAAAGAACAACCATCAGATAACGAAGTTAAAATTATTAAAGAGCAACTACAGCAATGGGTAGCTCTTAACGAATTTAACAAGCGTATCTTTAAGATTGTGCGTAATACATTTAAGTATGGCGATCAAGTATTCATTCGTGACCCAGAAAATTTTAAACTATATTGGACAGAAATGTCTAAGGTTACTAAAGTTATTGTTAATGAAGGCGAAGGTAAAAAGCCTGAGCAGTATTTGATTAAAGACTTAAATCCTAACTTTCAAAACTTAACTGTTACCGCAGTTGCCACAACAGACACATATATGAATCACCCGCAAGTTGGTGGGCCATCTGGATCGTACACACAACCGCAAAGCCCATTTGGCGGCGGCAGTCGCTTTAGTCATGCTAAAAACGAAGCTGCTATCAATGCAGAACACATTGTACACATTAGTTTGACAGAAGGCTTAGACGTATATTGGCCATTTGGTAACTCTGTATTAGAAAACATTTTTAAAGTGTTTAAGCAAAAAGAATTGCTTGAAGATAGTATCATTATCTATCGTGTACAACGTGCTCCAGAGCGTCGCATCTTTAAAATCGACGTAGGTAACATGCCAAGTCATATGGCTATGGCATTCGTTGAGCGTATTAAAAACGAAATTCACCAGCGTCGTATTCCTACACAGAATGGGGCCGGAACGTCTAATATGATGGACGCTACATACAATCCATTATCAACGAACGAAGACTACTTCTTCCCAACTACAGCAGACGGACGTGGCTCTAGCGTAGACGTATTGCCAGGTGGTCAAAACCTAGGCGAAATTACAGACTTACGCTTCTTTACTAACAAATTATATCGTGGTTTACGTATTCCTAGTAGCTATTTGCCAACTACAGCAGAAGATGGTAGTGCTAGTTATAACGATGGACGTGTTGGTACAGCACTTATCCAAGAATGGCGCTTTAACCAATATTGCTTACGATTGCAATCTATGTTAGCTGACAAGTTAGATACAGAGTTTAAGTTGTTTATGCGTTGGAGAGGCTTTAACATTGATGGATCATTGTTTGATCTAGTGCTTAACGAGCCACAAAACTTTGCACAATACCGTCAGGCAGACATTGACTCTGCTCGTATTGCTACATTTACACAGCTAGAAGCTTTTCCGTATCTAAGTAAGCGTTGGCTAATGAAGCGTTATCTAGGTATGACAGAACAAGAAATTAGTGAAAACGAAATGTCTTGGGCTGAAGAGCGCGGTGATGCAGAAATTGCAACACCGGAATCTCCTAGCTTGCGTGGCGTAGGTGTAAGCCCGGGCGGTATTGACTCTGACTTAGAAGGACTAGGACCCGAGCCTGGTGCCAATGCAGGCGCACCCGGTATAGACACAACAGGCGGCCCTGCAGGTCCTGCTGGTACACCACCCCCACTTTAATAGTTAAACGGTAAATAGTTATTATGCATATCATGGAATTATTTGACCCAGCTCCGGCAGGTTACTACGATGAGAATAACGATCAAAGTGTAACTCAAAAGACTGACAGTCGTAAAACTCGTTTAACCTTAGCTCATTTAAACCAGCTAAGACAGTCACACGATGTGCGTAAAATTGAGCACGAAAAGAAGCTCGAGACAGTGGCAAAACAGTATGCACCAGTACCCGAAGCTGGCGCATTAGGTGTATGAGACAGTTTAGAGCAACAGTAAAAGCCAGCGGCTTATGGGTGCAAACTGTTATATTTGCCGAAAACAGCATGATGGCATTAAAGCTAGCACAAGCCCAATATGGTGCTAGTAATGTCATGGGAACACCAGTCCAGATATAAAATATCCAAAAGACTGTAGTTATTCTTCAATAATCCTTCAAAAACCCCCATTTAACCCTTAATATACGTAGTTTTGTTAAATAACTTTACAAAGCCATTTATATAAAGGAATCCTAGCATGAGCAAATATGAAAAACTGATCGAATACATCATTAACGATGAAGATCAAAAAGCACGTGAATTATTTCACGATATCGTAGTAGAAAAATCCCGCGACATTTACGAATCTATCATGTCTGAAGAAGAGATGGAAGAAGCTGTACACGGTCAAGAAAACGTTGAAGATATGGTATCTGAGCTAGAAGGTGCAGAAGCTATAGGTGAAGACGATCAAGAGGGTGAAGAATTTAGTTTTGACCAAGACGGTGAAGACGACGGAGAAGTTAGCGGCGAATTCGGCAACGAAGAGCCAGCAGGTGATGAATTTGGCGGCGAAGAAGCTGGCGATGACAAGATCCTAAACATTGATGCTAAGTTAGACGAGCTATTAGCTAAGTTTGACGAAATCATGGGCGACGAAGGTCACAGCGATGAAGTTCCAGCTGAAGAGCCAGCAATGGACATGGGCCACGAACAAGAAGTTGGTGCTGAAGAAGAGCCAGCAATGTTTGAAGGCGAGCAACCAGAGTGGTTGAAAAAAGGATCTGGCAAATCAGGTTCTGCTAAAAGCGGCGTAAGCGGCAAATCAGGTTCTGCTGCATCTGGTAAATCAGGTAAAAGCGGTTCCGGTAAAATGGAATCTAAAGGCACAACAGAACTAATGCGTGAGTACGTTGATAAGATCAAAGATATGAACTTAACAGGTGCTAGCGAAGGTGATACAGTTGGTGCAGCTGGTAAAAAAGTTGCTGTAAACACAAAGTATACAGGTCAACAAACTGGTCCAGACTTTGGTGGTTCTGTAGTTAAAACAGATACTAAAGAGCAAAACCAAGACGGCACAAGCCCAACTAAAGCTAGTAACGAATATACAAAAGGCCAAGGCGAAATCAAATCTGGTAACCGTAACGTTCCAGGCGGTAAAGCCGACAACCTAGAAACAACTGGTAAAGAGTACAGCAAAGAACACGGTGCTGAAGGTCAAACTACTGATGGTAGCGTGCCTGTAGCTAAGAAGTCTGTGCAAGCTCAAAACACTGGTAAGAAGTAATTAGAAGTAACTGATAGAGATTAGGAACGCAAAATGGCTTTGTACCTACGTGAGAACTTAACATTTGACCGTGCAGGAATCAAGATTGTACAGGAATCTGCAGACGGGAGTGACAACAAGTCTTACTATATGGAAGGGATATTCATCGAAGGAGGCGTCAAAAACGCTAACGAACGTGTATATCCCGTTCACGAAATTGAAAGAGCCGTTTCTACTATCAATGACCAACTTAAAGGTGGCTACTCCGTTTTAGGCGAAGTAGATCATCCAGACGATTTAAAAATTAACTTGGACCGCGTAAGCCACATGATTACAAAAATGTGGATGGACGGCCCTTGTGGATTTGGCAAATTAAAAGTATTACCAACACCAATGGGTAAACTAGTTGAAGCTATGATTACATCAGGCGTTAAACTAGGTGTTAGCTCACGTGGATCTGGTAATGTTAATGAAGGAAGTGGACACGTTAGTGATTTTGAAATCATTACCGTAGACATCGTAGCACAGCCTAGTGCTCCTAATGCATATCCTAAAGCCATTTATGAAGGCCTAATGAATATGTGTGGTGGCGAACAGGTATTTGGTCTAGCACGTGAAGCTAGTCAAGATCAAAAAGTACAGAAGTACCTGAAAGAAGCCGTTAAGGGCTTTATCAAAGATTTAAAACTATAGGAGAAATATCCAATGTTAGATGCTCTAAAACCATTGTTGGATAACGGAATCATTAATGAAGATACTAAGCAAGCC